GAGAAAGCCTTACTTCAAACTGAGTATGACAACAATCAGTATCAAAGAGATAGAGCCAGTGCTTATCCTTCCTTACAAGACCAGTTAGATATGCAATACTGGGATAGTGTCAATGGCACAACAACTTGGAAAGATAAGATAGCAGAAGTCAAAACAACATATCCTAAACCCTAATTATAAATAACTTTCATGAAATTGTCTGACGATACCTCGATTTCGATGCCTATTCGAAATATGCTATCGATTATAGTTGGGGTAGCTGTCGGAGTTTATGCCTATTTTGGCATCATGGAAACGCTCAATCAACATAGCACCAGGCTAGAGTTAATGGAAAAAGACCTAGAGCTAAACACTGAATTTAGAATTAAATGGCCGAGAGGTTTAATGGGCAACCTTCCAGCCGATGACGAACAATTCATGTTACTAGAGTTCTTAGCAGAACAAGTAGAAAAACATCAATCTATTTTAGATGAGAATTTACATACTCAAGTAATGCTTGAACACATGGAAAGCCAATTAGAAAAACTTCAAAAAGATGTAGAAAAACTAAAAGATGCTACAAGAGATATACAATTTTCTAATGGGAATGGACATTAAATGATTAAAGTAGTGATGGCGTTATGTTTATTCTCAGGGGGTGTTTTAATAGAACATACCCTCCAGCCATCTTTAAGTGAGTGTTTAAAATCTAAAAGAATAATGGAACGCAATATGCAAACTGCTCAGATAGTTTGTGGAGAAGTGGAAGCAGAGATTGAAGTCATCCAAGGAAAAGAATTTATAAAAAGCATAGCTAAATCAAAGCAGTAATATTTCTACTTTATTTGTAACCTAATATAACCTTTGAAGGGTTCAATTAGACTACGAATTAATTTTATGTTCATAATTTACTATGAGTACAAACAAAGAACTACAAGACCAACTAGATAAGACTAAAAACGAAAGAAGAGAACTCAGGAAAGAAAACAGAGAACTCAGAGAAGATATAAAAGAAAAAGATATCACTATTAAGTTCTTAACTGAGCAACTAGGCAATGCTTATGACCGGTTATTAGTGTCTAATCAAAAACTCATTAACATTACAGTCGATGAGGTAGTTGCCTTTAACAAGCTGAAAGCAGATCATCGTAAAGAACGAGAATTAGCTAAAGCCTTAGAACAACAAGAAAGAAATAATCAAAAACTAAAACGGGGAGTAGCTAGTGACAACACAAGCTGAAAAAATAAACAATTTGGATAAACAAGTAGCAGTGATATCAGAACGCATTCGTATCATTGAAACCAATCATCTTAAACATATAGAAGCAGATATTGCATCTATTAAGCGTGTTCTATGGTCAGTGGGTTTCCTTTTGTTTACTCAGCTAGTTATTGTTATTAAAGACATTCTATTTTAACTAACCCTTTGTAACCTTGCGAGAGAGTAAGGTACATAAAACTTTTTCGACAAAATTCAAAAATCAATAACATCATATTAAGGTGAAAATATTATTATTAAGTGATACTCACTTTCCAGCTCAACACCCTGACTACTGGAAATGGATTAAGGCCATTAAGAGCTTAACCACCTGGAATAGAGTCATTCATATTGGAGATCTCGTAGATTTCTCTAGTGTCTCTTTTCATTCCATTTCTGGTGAAACAGATAACCCCACTACAGAAGTTGAAAAAGCTAAAATTGAAATTAAAAAACTAGAAAATCTTTTTCCTAAGATGGATATTCTGTATGGCAACCACGATATCCGGGTTATTCGTAAAGCAGAAAGTTTTGGTATCCCCAGAAGCTTTTTAAAAGATCTCAATAAAATGTTTGAGATAAAAGCTAAATGGAAATGGCATGACAAGTTAATTGTTAAGCTAAAAAACGGAAACAATGTTTTCTTTACACATCATTTTAAGTCTAGTGTAATTCAAAGCTCCAAAGAGCTTGGATGTTCGCTTGTAACCGGGCATCAACATACGAAGAGTGAAATAACCTATTGGTCTTCACCAACAGCACTTAATTTTGCCATGTGTATTGGATCAAGTATTAACCCAAAGGCGGAGAATTTTAGGTACTCGAAAAACTTTATTAAGAGGCCCATCATATCGATTGCTAGTATTGGTTATGTCGGATACTGCCAACCCTGTATCCATTCAATGCCTTTAGATAATAAAGGAAGGTGGACAGGCCAACTATGAAGAACAGTGACATCCTCAATATAGCATCACAGCTCGTCAATAATGATCGTAACGATCAACATGGCGACATGACTACGAACCATATTAATATTGCCAAGCTCTGGTCAGCCTATAAAGGCGTGGAGTTTACTGCTCATGATGTAGCAATCATGATGGCTCTATTAAAGATAGCTAGAACCAAGATAGGCAAAGTAAATCCTGATGATTATGTGGATGCTTGTGGCTACCTGGGTATAGCTGGAGAAATAGCAAGTGAATAATGGACATCAAAGAAAAAACAAAACAATCAATAAAAAAAAATGAAGGTTATAAATTAGAGCCATACAACCTAACTTATAACGGAGTGACAGAGTCCTGGCAGACTGGTGGATGGGGTCACAAAATTTTAGAAGGTGAAGAAGTTCCTACAACTGAAGAGGGTTGGTTAGCTATTTTTGATAAAGATTTTGATAAAGCCTGGGATTCAACTGAGGTTTTATGTGAAACTTATAACTTACCAGATAATGAAGAGATGATGTCTATTTTATGTGAGATGATTTATCAACTTGGATATAAAGGTGTTCAAAATTTTAAGATGATGATTAAAGCTCTCCAGGAGTCAGACTTTGTTGAAGCTCATTATCAAATGCTCGACAGTCGATGGAGAAAACAAACAAAAAATAGATGTGAAGAACTAGCAGAAAGAATGAGGGATATATAATGTGGGGAATGTTAGTGAAACCATTATTAGGTGTAGCCGGTGATGTTGTTAAAGGTGTAGTCGAAACAAAAAAAGCAAAAGCTGAAAACAAACTTACCGAGATTAAAGCAAAGACTAAGTTAATGGAAAAACAAATAGCTGGTGAAATTGATTTTGACTTGAAAGCAATCGAACAAAGTGGAGATAGTTGGAAAGACGAAGCCTGGACAATTTTATTTATCATGATTATTGCTGGATGTTTTATTCCACCATTTCAACCTTATGTCGAAAGAGGGTTTAATGCCTTATCAGCAACCCCATCCTGGTTCCAATTTGCCATGTATGGAGCTATCGCAAGTAGCTTTGGATTACGTTCACTAACAAAATTCATGGGTAAAAAGTAATGGCAGAATATAAAGGTAGAAAAGTCACCCTCAACAAACCCATGGCTGGTGATGTCAAAAAATTTAAAGTATTCGTCAAAGACCCTAGCACCGGAAGAGTAAAGAAAGTTAACTTTGGTGCAAAAGGAATGTCTATCAAAAAGAATAATCCTGATCGTAAAAAATCTTATTGTGCCAGGTCAGGTGGTATTAAAGGCACGAATAACCGACTATCAGCTAATTATTGGTCGAGAAAGATGTGGAACTGTTAATGAAAAAACAAGTTTGGGAGAAGAAAAGACCTAAAGACCTAGGTAAGCCAAAACCTTTTGATAAGAAATCAAAAAAATACAAATCAGCGAAAGATAAAGCTGATAAAAAATTTGGCAAAAAAGTTAGTCTAGTTAAAAATATGTTTATCTCTAAAGAGATGAAGAAAGGATAGGAAATGCCTAACGTAAATGGAAAAAAATTCCCTTATACAGCAAAGGGTAAAAAAGAAGCAGAAAAGTATGCCAAAAAAACTGGCAAAAAAATGAAAAAGAAAAAGAAGTAATGAGCAAATGCGAAAGCTGTGGCTGTATCTGTCATCAAGGAATGAGTTGTATGTGCGAATGTGCAATTTGTCGATGCCAGGAATGTAATGAAAAAAATATCTCTTCCTGAATACGTCAGTATAGGACATTTTAAAATTTACTTAACTCCCATCGATCATGATGTAGCCTACAATGTTTGCGAAATGCAAGGGTGTTTTCTGAGTAAACCACCCTACCAAATTTATTTAGATAAAGACATTGTTGATCGAAATAATGTCGACAGTAAGAACCTGGTTCTCCATGAACTTTGTCATGCGATCTACTATATCTATTTACTCAAAGACAAAGACGAAGAGTCGATTGTCAACGGAATGTCTAACGGCATTACCGAGATATTTTATAAATCAGAATTAAAGGAGTGGTTAAAGAGTTGCGATGGTTAAGGTTTATTTTTTGGTCGGATATCTATGTACTTATCTAACCCAAAACTATGTCGACCCTCACTGTACCTCATTTGCTCGTAAGTATATGACGAAAGAAGAATGCAATAGAGATATTGAGTTCATTGATGCAGTGGCCCTGGATCTACGCCAAACCACTTTAACACAACATAAATTAGCTTGTTTAGAAGCACCGATTAAAACACAAGGATCATGAGTTTATTAAATTTTGGAATTAAAGCTTTTCAGTATGCACCGAGAGCTATGGCTGGTGTTCGGTCTTTATTATCAGACCCTGTAAAAAGCACTGGACTTGTTACTGGTGGTATCCTGGGTGGTAAAGCTACTGAAGAAACAATCAACTCCGGTATTCTGAGTAACACTAACTTACTAGAAGAAGGAATGAATTTATTTTCTAGTCCATCAACTTTTTTAATTAACAGAATGGGTAATATAGATACTCCAGATGGAGCTTACCTTGGCCCGACTGAAGCTGAATTAGAAAAACTAAGAAAACAGCAAGAAGAATTAAGTAATAAAGGAAAAATTGTTACACCTATTCCTAAAGAAGAAAGAGTGTCTGTAGATGATACTGGATTTACACAAGTTCAACAAGAGTCAGGACTTTTATCAACTCCAGAACCAGAACCCGTAGATGGCAGTAACATAACACCACTTCCTCCAGATGCAAAAGTTTCAGATTATATTTTAACTGCCGAAGAACAACCTACTCAAACTGGACTATTATTAGACAAACCAAATGAAAACAGTTACCCTGATGGAGAGGGGATGTTTGTTATTCACAATACAGGAGAAGGTGCATTAATTAATTATGACAAAATAGGAGGGATGCCTAAACCAAGTTTAGCAATAGCTAAAGAGAATATAGACGAATTAAATTTCGGAGATATTACTTTAATTGGTGACCCTTCAATGATGAACCCTTCTCGTAACAATCCTGTTTACAAGGGAGACGCTTATACCCAAAGATATCCAACTGTTAGAACTATTTATAATGATGATGAAATGAATAAAATCATTAAATATTTTTCAGATACTTTTAACGTAAATGACATTCGATATGATGCTAAAGAAATAGGTAATTACAAATTTGAAGATGGCTCTGACCAACGCATATTTTATACTGGAGACTTATATAACCAAATAAACGAAAAAGGTATTAGTAATTTAGATAATACCATGCTGGAAATGACCTTTTTAAAAGAAAAAGGATTGTTGCCAGAATTTACAAATTATAAAAATAAATTTGAATATACTAAAGCAGTAGATGATGTTTTTACTCCAGAATTAGATAGTGAATATAAAGTATGGGCTAATAATTTAGCCAATAAGATAGGTGTTCAAGGTCAAGAAAAAATTCTAGTGGGAAGAACTCCTATGGGTCGTCTTAAATATAAAGACCATACATTAGATAATGTTCTTAATTATATGAGTTCAGCCTCAGGAAAAGAAGAAGGTTTTGGAGAATCCTCGCTTGGAAATTTAGCTTCTACCATGAGAGGTAAATTTAAAAATATTGAAGAAGTAAAATCATCGAGAGACAAACTCATCACAAATACAGAAATGACAGAATTTAAATCTGGGTTATATACTGATTTAGACAACATCATAACAAAGTTAGCAGAGGAACATCCTGAAAGAGCATCCATGGACACTTACGGAGATAACTTTATTAATGTTTTTAAAGATAAAAAATATTCTATCGACCAATCTTTTAAAGAATTTTACCCTAACGCAAGTCCAGAAACTATTGAGATGACAAAAAAGTTTTTTAAAAAATTAGCTGAAGCTCCTTCTGAATATTTTGAAATCAAACCTAACAGAGCTGTCGGTATTGATGAGTTTAAAGGTGCTATTGTTCCTTATAATATTTCAGATGAAGCATTAGAAATACTAAAGAATAATGGTATCAACAGAATATTTAAGTATAACTCACAACCAGATAGATTAAAAAA